AGATCCGGAGTTGTCGCCACAAAAGTACGAGATACTGTACGTGCGGTGAAACCAAGCCTAATGCGTGTGTTTATGTCTACTGCACGTCCGGTGGAGTTTATCCCACGCGGGCCAGAGGATGTAGCATTTGCAGAACAAGCGTCAGATTACATGCACTACGTGTTCCAGAAGAACAACGGGTTCAGGGTTCTAAACGACGCATTCCACGACGCGCTGGTTAAGAAGCAGGGCGTAGTGAAGGCGTACTGGGAAACCAAGTATAACAGCGAAACCTACACAATTACCGACTTGACGCAGGAAGAACGTGACGCGCTACTGAACGAGCTGAACATTACTCTGATTGAAGAGACAATGACATCCAGCGTTACGATAGACGAAAGCGGCGCAGAGGTTGAGCTGCCAACCTACAGCGTCAAGGTAAGTAAGATAACGCCGGAAGGTAACTTGCGCATTGAAAGCGTGCCGCCGGAGGAATTCTTTGTAAACTCACAAGCACGTACACTTGATGACGCTTACGTGGTCGCACACCGCACTGAGATGCGCGTTGGTGACTTGGTGGCAATGGGTTACCCGTTTGAACAGGTATATGACCTAGACAGCCTGTACGGCGCGTCAGACATCAGTGAGGCGGAGGATATTGAGCGCCGGGGTTACAGCCAAGACGATTACGAGGATCAGTCCGGTGACCCTGCAATGCGCAATGTTGCGATCACCGAAGCCTATATGAAGCTAGACATTGACGGTACAGGCGTGCCGACTTTGTATAAGTTTGTCTGCGGCGGCAACGACTACAAGCTACTAGATTACGAGCTGGTGGATGACATCCCGTTTGCGATCTTTGAGGTAGACCCTGAGCCACACACAATGTACGGGCGCTCACTGGCTGAACTTATCATGGATGACCAGGACGCAAGCACAGCGATCATTCGCGGGATCCTCGATAACGTCGCCATGACGAATAACCCACGCATTGGGATCGTCGACGGATCAGTAAACATTGACGACGTGCTCAACAATGAGATCGGCGCCGTTGTCCGTATGCGCCAAATCGGGGCGGTTCAGGACTTAGCAATACCATTTACAGCGGGTCAAACACTTGGCGCGTTGCAGTACATGGACGCCTTAGTTGAGCAGAAAACAGGGGTAACGCAAAACGTAGCCCTGAACCCAGACGCAATGCAGTCCACTACCGCAGCGGGCGTACAGGCAACTGTAGATGCAGCCGCTGCACAAGTTGAGGTTATGGTTCGCAACTTGGCGGAAGGTATGCGCCAACTGTTTGGGCTTATGCTAAAGCTACACGTCAGAAATGTAGACGAAGAGCAGCTCATGCGCCTGAACGGTCAGTACATCCCAGTGCGCCCTGACGTGTGGAACGCAGACATGGACGTGCAGATCAACGTCGGTCTAGGCACTGGTCGTGAGCAGGAGAAAGCTGCGGCGCTACAGGCGGCGTTCCAAGTTCAGCAGCAAGTATACGAGAAGTATGGCCCAATGAACGGGCTAGTATCGCTCACCAACATTCGCAACTCAATTGCAGATATACTTGCAGCATCTGGCGTCAGAAATGCGGAGCGCTACTTTGCGCCTATTACGCCGGAGATCGAGGGGATGCTAATGCAGCAACAGCAGGCGCAGCAGAGCGCAATGGCTGATATGCAACCGCCAATGCCGGATCCAAACCAAGCGATCTTACAGGCGGAGCAGATTAAGGCTCAGGCTAAAATGCAAACAGACATCGCTAGGTTACAACTTGACGCCCAGAAAGCAGCGGCAGACAACGATCTGAAGCGCGATCAAATGGCGCAAGATTTGTTGGTGGATGCAGCCAAGATTGCGGGGCAGTACGGAACAAATGTTGACGTGGCGCGCATCAAGGCGGAACAGGACAAAGTACGTCAGGTCGCAAATATTGCGCAGGGTAGACAATGAGTACATCAGTACGCGTCAAAGCAGATGACGCCAAAAGGTTAAAATCGGACACTGCGTTCATGCAGTTTTTCGAAGAGGTTAGGCAAGCTCAGATGAGCATATTTGCCAACAGCACCAAGGAGCAATCTGAGGTGCGAGAAGAGGCGCACGCAATCCTGCGCGCGTTAAACTCGGTCGAAGTGTACCTCGACGCCGTAATAGCGGCAGAGACACTGTTAGACCGAAAACAAAGGAAGTAGCACCGTGGAAAAAGCGACTACTATTGAGGAAGCGGTAAAGTTAATGACTGCACCGCCAGAGCAGCCGGAAGCAGAACCCGAAGCCGTTGAGGTTGAGGCGGAGGCTGAAGAGGTTGTTATTGATGAGGACATTGAATCCGAAGAGCCAACTCTGGAAGCAGAGAGCTATGACGATGACGTGGACTACGACGACGTTGAATTAGATGACACTGAAATCGAAGCAGAGGTTCCTGAGGAAACCAATCTCATCCCCGTTAAAGTTAACGGCAAAGAAGAGATGTGGACACTTGACCAGTTGAAACAATCTGCCGCCGGACAGGGGTACATCAATCAGCGTATGCAGGAGATTGCTCAAGTTGAAAAACAGTATAAAGAGCAAGCCCAGCAACTAGCGCAGCAGCAACAGCAAGTTTTGCGCATGTACCAGCAAGCACAACAAGTTGGCGTCCAGCCGCCTGTACCCCCGACGACTGAGCTGTTCGATAAAGACCCGATTGGGTATATGGAGCAGAAGATTAAGTACGACGAGGCCAAGCAGCAGTACGATGCCCAGGTTCAACAAGTGCAGCAACTTCAACGCCAACAGCAGGCGGCAACGGAACAGCAGAGAATGCAGTTTCTGGCGCAGCAAGCTGAAGTTTTAAAACAGCACATCCCTGACATCGCGGATCCTGAGAAGGGCGCGGCGATCAAGGCTGATCTGGTTAAGACAGGCACACACTACGGTTTCAGTGAAGCTGAAATACAAGGTGTGACAGACGCACGTTATGTACGTGCTCTGAACGACGCTATGAAGTGGCGCCGTTTGCAGGACAAGAAGCGTGCGGCAACTAGAGGTGAACCAGCAAAAACAGTTGTAAAGGCTGGCGCCAAGCGTAGGGCAAGCGAAGGTCAGTCTGCGGCTAGAAAGAAGCAGGAGCAGAAGCTCCGTAAATCTGGTCGGATTGAGGACGCCCTCAGTCTAATGTTAAAGCCTTAGGAGTAAATCATGGCACAAGTAACAAACACATTTGACAGTTACGATGCAGTTGGCATTCGTGAAGATTTGTCAGATATCATCACAAACATCTCACCCGAAGAGACACCATTTTACACGAAGTGTCGCAAGACAACTGCGCGTAATACTTTGGTAGAATGGCAGACTGATTCTCTACGCTCAAGTGCGGCAAATGCTCACTTGGAAGGGGACGAGACTTCATTTGACGCTGTTACAGCGACAGTACGTCTGAACAATGCAACCCAGATTTTTAAGAACGCAGTGGTTATTGCGGATACTGATGAAGGGTTGGATAAAGCTGGTCGTGCGTCTGAAATCGCATATACCACCTTAAAAATCGCCAAAGAGCAAAAGCTCGATATTGAAAAGGCGCTTTTTGACTCTAACGCAAAAGTGAACACAAACGGTTCAGCGCGTGAGTTGGCGGGTGTACCAGCTTGGTTGACATCAAACACTGACTTTGGTGCGAACGAAGGTGCAGACCCAACTGGCGACGGTACAGACACACGTACAGACGAAACAACAACTTTGCGTGCGTTTGACCAAGACCGTTTTGACACAGTCATGCAGTCTATCTGGGAAAATGGTGGCAACCCTGACACTGTTTACCTATCAGCGTTCCAAATGAATAAAGCGTTGGCGTTCTCTGGAAACAATAACCAGCGTTCAAACGTGCAAGCGGGCGACGAGCGTGTGATTAAATCACTAGCAGTTTACGTCACTCCGTGGGGGACTGTAGAGTTCCTACCGTCACGCGAGAACCGTAGCCGCGATGTTCTAATCATCCAAGACGATATGTGGGAAGTTGCGACACTGCGTCCAACTAAAAACATTGAGTTGGCGAAAACTGGTGACGCGACTAAACGTCAAGTCGTAACAGAATTGACATTGTGCGCGAAGAACGAAGCTGCAAACGGCGGCGTGTTCGACTGTACAACGTCATAACGTCATAGGTGGGGGCGGTTAACGCCCTCACTCTCTTTTTATATGAGGGAGCAAAATGAGAGTTTTAGTTACATACCGCAGCATGTCTACATGCGTAGGTCGCGTCAGAGCTGGTGATATTGTGGATCTGCCGGAAGAGGAAGTGCGCCGCATCCTGACAACTAAGCCACGCGCACTGGAAATTTTACCTGAATTACCGCTGGAAAAGCCTGCGCCAAAAAAAGCGCCAGTAAAGCGCAAGCGCGCCAGAAAAGCAGACGGCACATTAAAAGCTGACGATCCATCAACACCGGACATCAATGAGGCTTGGGAAGATGGTAAACACCTCAACTAAAATCAAAGAAACCATCAAGTTTGAAGATGATAAAATCATCATCAAGAAAACACACGACGCGTCAGCCGCACTAAAAGATGCGGCCCAGGCGCGTGAGCTTGCGCCTAACTCTTTTGGATCAGATTACAAGCACGTCGGCAACGTGGATATGGCGATGTTGGCAAACTGGTTAAAAGAGGCTGGGGTAGCCTGGACGGATACACAAGCCGTCAAAGATGTGATAAAAAAGAAGTTAATGAGTAGCGAGTTTTCAGCCTTACGAGTATGGGAAGGTAAATACTGATGGAAAAGATTGGCGTTATTGTTGCAGTGTTCGCTCAGGCCGTAGGTGTCGTGTGGTATGTGTCCACTATGGCGTCAAGTGTAGATGAAAACACCCGCAACATAGCGCGCCATGAAATTATGATCCAAAAGTTAGAGGATACGACACAAACTCAGGCGATCATGTCAGCCCGTATAGATGAAAACATCCAGCAAATCCGCCTGACGTTAGAGAAGATGGCGGAAAAATGATATGGCTATACTCGAAAGCATTGCCGCTGCGAACGCCGCTTATTCGGTTATCAAAACTGCTATTGGTAATGGAAAAGAAACTGCGGGCGTTATTGGGGCTGTAGGCAAGTTTCTCAGCGCCGAAGAAGATATAAAACAAGCCGTACAAAAAAAGAAGAACAGCCCGCTCACGGCGATAACCGGGGGTGAGGAGGGTGATTGGGAAGAGTTCCAAGCCCTTGAAAACATTAGAGAAAAACGTAAAGAATTAGAGTCACATATCCGTTTGTATGGGCAACCTGGCCAATGGGATAGGTGGATTTCTTGGCAAAATGAGGCGCGCAAACAGCGCCAAGCTGCGCGTAAAGCAGCAGAAAAAAGACAAGAAGAAATGATGGAGAAAATCCAAATCGCGCTGGGCGTCGTGTTTGCGGTGTCCGGGGTTGTTCTGGCGATCTATTACTTAGGTGTCTACATGGGGAAGTGGTAATGTGGATACTCGTTTGGCTCAGTTTCATTGATAACAGGTTTGAGTATTATCAACTTGGCGCATTCGGGACAGAGGCACACTGCAATAAAGCAAAGGTTAAGGCAGAGGTAATGGTTAAAAATGTCGGGCAAGCAGTCACCTGTTTTGCAGTTGATCGAAATTAAGCCAAGTGTCTGGTGTGTATACAAAAACGGAAAAGTCCTTATAATCACCAAGCATAAACGAATAGCGGAGCGTATTTATGGCACACACAGTTCTTGACGATTGGAAAATCTTGCCGCGCCTGATGATGCTGGCAGTTACAATCTTAACCTATCAAGCTGTCCACTGGTTCATGTCTCTGCCTGACCCATCCGTAGCCCAGAGTGGGCTTGTCAGCGTCTGTATGGGTGCTCTTACAGGCTGCTTTGGTATTTGGATGGGTAAAGAGAGCAAAACTAGCGTAACGCAAACCCAGACAAGCTCAAAGGTTGAGTATGATGTGGACAAGTGAGGAACTCGTTACGCATGTAATTGTTAAGCTTTTAGAGCTTATCTTGGGCGTTGAGATGACGCTATATCAGGGAGTAATGGTATAATGCTTGATTTACTTGGTAAGCTGGTAGACCCAGTGAGTAACATTCTTGACAAGGTTGTTGAGGATAAAGACCAGAAAGCGCGGCTTGCGCACGAAATTGCAACAATGGCAGAGCGCCACGCACAAGAGTTGGCTAAAGGTCAAATAGACATCAACAAAGAGGAAGCTAAGTCACGCAACATCTTCATTGCAGGCTGGCGTCCGTTTGTCGGTTGGACTTGCGGGTTGGCGCTGTTCTGGCACTTCTTGGGATTACCTGTCACGCTATTCGTCACTGGATGGTTTAACTTACAGCATCCACCATTGCCAGAGTTTGACATGCAAAGTCTAATGACTGTTTTGCTTGGTATGCTTGGCTTAGGCGGGATGCGAACATTTGAGAAATTCAAAGGAGTAACCAAATGAGCTTTAAATTAGGTAAACGCAGCCTGTCACGCTTAGAGGGTGTTGATGAGCGTCTAGTTGCAGTCGTGAAGTATGCTATCGGCATATCGAAAACCGACTTCACAGTGCTGGAAGGTTTGAGATCCATCGAACGCCAGAGAGAGCTTGTGGAGAAGGGTAACAGCCAAACAATGAAGTCCAAGCACATTGACGGTCTAGCCGTTGACCTGGGCGCGTATGACAGCGTTACAGGGATCCGCTGGGAAGAAAGCGCGTATTTCCCTATCGCAGATGCGATGCAGCAAGCCGCAAAGGTTTGCGACGTGTCGCTGTGCTGGGGTGCAGCTTGGGCAGTGCCGGATCACAAGTACCCATATGACTGCCGTATGTGGGAAGGTGACATGGAATCATGCTGGGAAGCATACCACCAGCTACGGCGTGACCAGGGCCGCAAAGGCTTCAACGACATGCCACACTTCGAGTTAATCGTTTAATGCGTGATGGCGTCGATGGCAGTTTGAACAAAGCACAACGCACTTGTTCATTTCATCATTGGCGCGACTAAAATAACCGCCCCGGATAAGCACGTTAACGCGCTCGTTGTCCGGGTGCTTTACGACGTGGTGAAAATCTAACGCGTCAGGATGTTCATTGTAGCCACATCGCTCACACTCCAGTGAGGCTTTGTAGTCACGGTAATCCTGTATTTTCCGACGCTTGCGCGCGTAGACCCTCTTGTTTACTTTCTCTCTGTTCTTTTTATAGTACTCTTTTCGGTACTGTTTATTGTACTCTTGTTGTTTCTTCTTATCGGCATATGGCATGGCTAGCTCCATTTGCCCCCCTTCCGAATCTTATACAAAATTATGTAACTTTTTTGTAGACATGCCTTGTATATACTTATATAGGTTCTTATATATTAGTTATCGTTAAGGAGGAACGCGATATGGACATAGAAAAATTCCGCATTGACAGCATCAAGAAAACGCAAATCCAGCACGACATTGCGGGCTGGGAGCGCTTTATCATCAGGCAGCAAAACGCAATGGATCGTATGCGTTCGCTAGAGGTTGGCGTAAGATCCGGCACCGTCAGCGGTGACCTAGCAGCGTTTCAAATTTCAATCAGTAATGCAAACGAGCGCATTGCCGCTTTACAAACTAAATTGGAGGCGTTGGGTGATGAATAGCTGGCGCGAGGACGTTTGGATTTTCATTATCGCCGCTGTAGTTTTATACGTGGCAGCACACAACATAGATCATTTAATGGTGGTACAATGACGAGCGGGCATAAAGCAGCAATTGCAGAATTAAAAGATAGCATCCGGATCCTACGCATGGAATTGGAGCAAAAAGAACAGGCGTTAGAGGCAATGATGCGCGAGTACGAAGTGCACGTTGCCAAGCAAAACCTCAATAAGATTTACGACATGGTGCAGGGCGTCTGGATAGAGGGGCAGAAGTGATGGAAACATTCTATGTCTTGCTGTTCAGCTACACATTAAAAGGCTATCCAGTGGAGCGCACGTTGCTTCTGGAAAGCTCTGCGCAGTGTAATAACGCAATCCGCGCCAATGAGGATGTGGCAACGATGTTAGGCGCGGATCTGTTCTGCATTGACACTGGGCGTATCTCAAAGTCGATCAGGCCACGGCTGCGTCCAGAGGTAACACAATGAAGTACGGCAGCGTATGCTCAGGCGTCGAAGCCGCGACAGTTGCGTGGCACCCGATTGGATGGGAACCGCAGTGGTTCAGCGAAATCGAGAAATTCCCTTCAGAGGTGTTGCAACACCATTACCCAGACGTGCCTAACTTTGGCGATATGACAAAATTTAAGGAGTGGAGCGATGACCCAATTGACCTTCTTGTCGGAGGAACCCCATGCCAATCATTCAGCGTCGCAGGGTTGCGAAAAGGATTGGATGACCCGCGTGGTAACCTCATGCTCACCTACGTTGCAATTGCTGCACGATATAAGCCCAGATGGTTGGTCTGGGAAAACGTCCCCG